CAGTAACTCAGTTTCAAGCAACAGCTTACAAAGAATTATTACCAGCGAATGGTCCTGTTAGAACTCAAATCTTAGGAGCTTCAAACAGAGAAAAAGAAGATCAAGCAATGCGTGTTAAAGATTATATGAATTATCAATTGACACAGGAAATGAAAGAATATGATGCAGAGTTTGATCAAATGTTATTTTATTTACCTCTAGCCGGGTCATCATTTAAAAAAGTTTATTATGATGAAATGGTTGGAAGAGCAGTTTCAAAATTTGTACAGGCGGATGATTTAATTGTTCCGTATTCGGCTACCTCATTAGAAGATGCGGAAGCAGTTATTCAACGTATGTATATGTCGGAGAACGACGTACGTAAGGCACAGGTTTCCGGATTCTATAGCGATATAGAATTAGGAAGACCGGCCTATACGCAAGATAGAGTTCATGAAGAAGAAAGAAAATTAGAAGGAACGACTAAAACAATGAATCGAAGTGATCAAAGTTATACAATTTTAGAATGTCATGTGAATTTAGACCTGGAAGGTTTTGAAGATGTAGATCAAGAAACAGGAGAACCTACAGGAATTAAACTGCCTTACATCGTAACGATGGAAGCTGGGGGTCGGAGAATATTGTCTATTAGACGAAATTATCAACCAAACGATCCTCTGAAGAAAAAAGTCCAATACTTTGTCCATTTTAAATTTCTACCAGGACTAGGTTTCTACGGATTTGGACTTATTCATATGATTGGCGGATTGAGCAGAACTGCAACAGTAGCTCTCCGCCAATTACTAGATGCAGGAACTTTAGCTAATTTACCATCTGGATTTAAACAGAGGGGAGTAAGAGTTAGAGATGATGCACAGCCTTTACAACCAGGAGAGTGGAGAGATGTGGATGCACCAGGCGGAAGTTTAAGAGATGCATTCTTTAATCTTCCTTACAAAGAACCTTCACCAACATTATTACAACTAATGGGAATTGTAGTTGAAGCGGGACAGAGATTTGCTTCAATTGCTGATAACCAAGTAGGAGATGCTAAAGCTCAAGGAGCAGCGGTCGGGACGACAGTGGCTTTATTAGAAAGAGGCTCAAGAGTGATGAGCGCTATTCATAAAAGAATTTATAATTCTTTAAAAGAGGAATTTAAATTATTATCAAATATATTTGCTCAATACTTACCACCAGAATATCCTTATGATGTT